TTTTTCTTAGAATATATAGCTAGACCTCAAACAGCTGAGATATTTTTTGAAGATGTATTGATGGCATTGTTATTTTATGGCATGCCACTTTTAGCTGAAAATAATAAACCTAGATTATTATATTATTTAAAACGAAGAGGTTATAGAGGTTTTAGTATGAACCGACCAGATAAAGTTTGGAATAAACTTTCTACCACAGAAAAAGAAATAGGTGGAATACCTAACTCAAGCGAAGACATTAAGCAAGCTCATGCTGCTGCAATAGAATCATATATAGAAACTTATGTTGGTTCAACAGAACAAGGTTATGGAGATATGTATTTTCAAAAAACATTAGAAGACTGGGGTAAGTTTAATATAAACAACAGAACTAAGTACGATGCTACTATAAGCTCTGGTTTAGCAATAATGGCTTGCAATAAAAATAGATATAGACCTAATCAAGAAAGAAAGTATCAACCTATAAGTTTAGGTATTAAAAGATATGATAACAACGGAACAATTTCAAAAATAATAAAATAAATACATGCAAATTTCTTATAACAGTGATAGTTCTTTTCCAGATCAAGTAGTATCTGACGCGGAAAAAGCAACTTACGAGTACGGTCTTGCTGTAGGTAGAGCCATAGAAGGTGAATGGTTTAGAAATTACAGATATGGAACTAATTCACCTGGTTATGCTATTAATTTTAATAACTATAATTTATTAAGGTTATATGCTAGAGGTGAGCAACCGGTTCAAAAATATAAAGATGAATTAGCAATTAACGGAGATTTATCATATTTAAACCTAGACTGGAAACCTGTACCTGTTATATCTAAGTTTGTAGATATTGTTGTTAACGGTATATCACAAAGAAGTTACGATATAAATGCTTACGCTCAAGATCCTGTTTGTTCTAAAATAAGGACTGACTATGCTAGAGATTTATTAGTTGATATAAATGCAAAAGAATTTTTAGAGGATGCTAAAAAACTTCTTGGCGTTGATGCTTTTTCTATGGATCCAGATAGCGCTCCTAGAGATAAAGAGGAGTTAGAAGTTCATTTACAAATGGATTTTAAACAGTCTGTGGAAGTGGCTGAAGAAGAAGTTATAAATCAAGTTCTCGATAAAAACAAATATGAACTAGTTAGACAAAGAATAAATCACGACTTAACTGTTTTAGGTATTGGTTGTGTTAAAACTAGTTGGAACAAGTCGGAAGGTGTAGTTGTTGATTATGTAGATCCTGCTTGTTTAGTTTATTCATATACAGAAGATCCTAACTTTGAAGATTTATATTATGTTGGTGAAGTTAAATCTGTTTATTTATCTGATATTAAAAAACAATATCCTAACTTAACTAAAGAAGAATTAGAGACTATACAAAAGTATCCAGGTAATTCTGAGTATTTAAGAAACTGGAGTGGTAGACAAGATGATCAAACAGTACAAGTATTATATTTTGAATATAAAAGTTATTCTGATCAAGTATTTAAAATAAAAAATACAGATCAAGGTTTAGAAAAAGCTTTACAAAAGTCAGATACATTTAACCCACCTGAATCTGACTCATTTAAAAAAGTATCTAGAACTATTGAAACTCTTTATTCTGGAGCTAAGATATTAGGCCACCCTATGATGTTAGACTGGAATATGTGTGAGAATATGACTAGACCTGTTGCTGATACTTGTAAAGTTAATTTTAATTATGCAATATCTGCTCCTAGAATGTATAAAGGTCGTATTGAGTCTTTAGTTAGTAGAATAACTGGTTTTGCAGATATGATCCAGTTAACTCATTTAAAGATACAACAAGTTTTAGCTAGAATAGTACCTGATGGTGTTTACTTAGATATGGATGGTTTAGCAGAGGTTGATTTAGGTAATGGTACTAATTACAATCCAGCTGAAGCGTTGAACATGTATTTTCAAACTGGTAGTATTGTAGGTAGATCCTTAACTCAAGATGGTGAATTAAATAGAGGTAAAGTTCCAATACAAGAATTACAAACAGGTTCTGGTGGTTCTAAAATACAGTCTTTAATAACTACGTATCAGTATTATTTACAAATGATACGTGATGTAACCGGTTTAAATGAAGCTAGAGACGGTAGTAACCCAGATAAAAACTCATTAGTAGGTTTACAAAAACTAGCTGCTGCTAATTCAAATACAGCTACTAGACATATTCTACAGTCTAGCTTGTATTTAACTTTAAGAGCTTGTGAAAACATATCGTTAAGAGTTGCTGACTCTTTACAATTTCCTTTAACAAAACAAGCTTTAGAAAATAGTATATCTGCTTTTAACTCTGCAACATTAGAAGAGTTAATGAAATTAAATATACACGATTTTGGTATATTTATAAGTTTAGAGCCAGACGAAGAAGAAAAAGCTCAGTTAGAACAAAATATACAAATAGCTTTAAAGTCAGGTCAAATATACTTAGAAGATGCTATTGATATTAGAGAAGTTAAAAACTTAAAGCTAGCTAATCAACTACTTAAGTTTAGAAGAAAGAAAAAGCAAGAACAAGACGAAGAAACTAAACTTAAAAATATAGAAGCTCAAGCAAATGCTAATGCTCAAGCTGCTGAAAAATCTGCTTTAGCTGAAATGCAAAAACAACAAGCGTTAACTGAAAGTACTGTACAAGTTGAAAAAGCCAAGTCACAGTTTGATATACAGAAAATGCAAATGGAAGCTCAAATTAAAAAACAAATAATGGAGCTACAACATGGTTATGATATGCAATTAGCATCTGTTAAAGTTCAACAAGAAAAAGCTAGAGAAGAATTTATAGAAGATAGAAAAGATAAAAGAACTAGAATATCAGGTACACAACAAAGTGAAATGATAAGCCAAAGAAAAAATGATTTACCTCCTAAAGATTTTGAACAAGGAGAGATAGGTATACAAGATTTTATGCCACAATAAATAAAAAAATAACTATTATATTATATTATGTCACAAAAAGAAAAAGAAAAACCTATAGTTGATGATACTAAAGAAGGTTTAAAAATAAAAAAGAAACCAAGTTTAAGGAATAAAACTCCGCAAACAACTAAACTTGATTTAACCAAAAAACAAGAAGATGCCGTTCAAGAGTCAAAACCAGAGGAAACTGTGTTACGTTCTGATGAAGAAAAACAAGAACAAGTCGTGGGATTGCAAGAAGTGGGATCAACACACGAAAAAGAAGAAACTACCAAAGAAGCTAAGGTAGAAGATAAAAAACAAGAGGAAGTTAAATCTCCTATAGTTGAAGTGATTAACGAAGAGGTAAAAGAAACTACTAAAGAGTTAAAAGAAGCTGTAAGAGATGAAAAAGTAACTGGTAAAAAGTTACCTGAAAATATTGAAAAGCTAGTTTCGTTTATGGAAGAAACTGGTGGTACTGTAGAAGATTATGTTAATTTAAATAGAGATTATTCTAAATACGAACCAAAGTCTTTATTACAAGAGTACTATAAAAAAACTAAACCACACTTAGATCCAGAGGAAATAAGCTTCTTAATGGAAGATAATTTCTCATATGATGAAGACGTGGATGAAGAGCGAGATATAAGAAAAAAGAAACTTGCTTATAAAGAAGAAATTGCAAAGGCTAAAAAGTTTTTGGAAAGTTCAAAGAGTAAATATTACGATGAGATCAAGTTGAGACCAGGCGTTACTCAAGAACAACAAAAAGCTTTAGACTTTTTCAATAGATACAACAAAGAACAACAAATAGCTGAGCAACGTAGAAAAACGTTTAGAGAGAACACAAACAACACGTTAAATGACAAGTTCGAAGGTTTTGAATTTGATTTAGGTGAAAAGAAATTTAAATATAACATCTCTAATCCTTCTGCAGTTGCTGAAAAACAGTCAGACTTAAACACGTTCGTTAAGAAGTTCTTAAATAAAGAAGGTGAAGTTATTGATACTGTAGGTTATCACAAAGCTATTTACGCTGCTGACAATGCTGATACTATAGCTAGTCATTTTTATGAGCAAGGCAAAGCTGATGCTATAAAAGATATGATGGCTAAATCTAAAAATATAAACAATGATCCTAGGCCACAGGCAACTGGTGATGTGTTTATAAACGGATTGAGAGTAAAAGCGGTTAATGGTGTTGATACTTCTAAGTTGAAAATTAAAAGTAAAAAATAACAATAACTAAAATTTAAAAAAAATGAGTTTTGTAACTGGCGGGAGTTTTCCTGCATCTTTAGTTCCTTCTCAAAAAAGAATGACATTAAGAGAAAATTATCTTTCTTTTGATGACGCTGCTGGTGGGAACTTCGCACAACAATATCTACCTGAGCTTTACGAAGCAGAAGTAGAAAGATACGGAAACCGAACTATTGGAGGTTTCTTGAGAATGGTTGGCGCTGAAATGCCAATGACATCTGATCAAGTAATTTGGTCTGAACAAAACAGGTTACACATTGCTTACAAAGCGGCTACAGCTGCTGATACTGGAGCTGGGAACGCTAATGCTACTTTAACTGTTGACTTGGCTAATACTGGTACTACTAACTGCGCTGTAAGAGTTGGTCAAACTGTTTTATTCACTGATAACGCTACTGGTTTAATATCTGGTAAAGGTTTAGTACAAGCGTTAGGTGATCAAGGTGGGTTTACAAATAATGTACTTAACATTTCTGTTTACGGGCAAGTTGGAGCTACTCCAATGACTGCTTTAGGTTTAAACGGTGCTTCTGTTAATTTATTTGTTTATGGTTCTGATTTTGGAAAAGGTACAATAGGTATGGAAGGTTCTATT